ATGGCTGAAGCCCAATCGAAGAAAATGACCGTCTCCGAGACCGAGGTCGCGGTCGACATGATCAACATGAACAAGTGGTACGGCGATTTCCACGTGCTGCGCGATATCAACCTGAAGGTCATGCGCGGCGAGCGCATCGTCATCGCCGGCCCCTCCGGCTCGGGCAAATCGACGATGATCCGCTGCATCAACCGCCTGGAGGAACACCAGAAAGGCCAGATCATCGTCGATGGCGTCGAGCTCACCAACGATCTGAAGAAGATCGACGAAGTGCGCCGCGAAGTCGGCATGGTGTTCCAGCACTTCAATCTCTTTCCGCACCTGACCATTCTGGAAAACTGCACGCTGGCACCGATCTGGGTGCGCAAGATGCCGAAGAAGCAGGCGGAAGAGATCGCCATGCACTTCCTCACCCGCGTCAAGATCCCGGAGCAGGCCAAGAAATACCCCGGCCAGCTTTCCGGTGGCCAGCAGCAGCGTGTGGCGATTGCCCGCTCGCTCTGCATGAACCCGAAGATCATGCTGTTCGACGAGCCGACGTCTGCGCTCGACCCCGAAATGATCAAGGAAGTGCTCGACACCATGGTTGGCCTTGCTGAAGAAGGCATGACCATGCTGTGCGTCACCCACGAAATGGGCTTTGCCCGCCAGGTCGCCAACCGCGTCATCTTCATGGACCAGGGCCAGATCGTCGAGCAGAATTCGCCGAAGGAATTCTTCGACAACCCGCAGCATGAGCGCACAAAGCTGTTCCTCAGCCAGATCCTGCACTGATTTGGAACAGATCGAATGAACAAAACCCGCCGCTGCGTCGCAGCCGGCGGGTTTTTCCATAGGCCTCCGGTTCAGTGACGGTTATCGGCGTTAGGTGAGGATATCGCGGACTGTCTTCTCCTGATTGCCGCCTGGCAATTGGTAGCGTGAGCAAGCCCTGTAGCGCTTCGCAAAAAACGCGATATATTCTTTTAGCCGCGAATAATGCGGAATTCACGAGACGTCGAGGGAAGCGGGCCGTGAAAAAAAGCGACAGGATCATCGGCGGGCTCGCACTCTTAAGCGCCGCCATCATCGTCATAAAACTGGCCGGAGCAATGTATGGCCACGATCTCATTCAGATGGCGGTCGATGCTACAAGGCCCGTAGGCGCCGGCGGCTGGTCAACGACGGCGAACTGAGCATAAGGCGGGCTGATCGCGCGTGATCAGCAGCACGCTATCTGATCGGAAAATGGCGACCCCTGCAGGATTCGAACCTGCGACCACATGCTTAGAAGTATGGGGTATGACAAGCAATTTCAAATACTTACGTAGTTAACAGGCGACTAATTTTGACGATGTTTTCCGCCGCTTGCCTGCGGGTTTCTGCCTCTCGCGTGCCGGGGATACGAACCGCCGATCCTGTCAATTCAATCCGAGTAGGCGCATGTTTCGTCGCCGTTGTTCCTGACCTTGTTCGGCTTTTTCTCGCCACTCACATTGCTCGACCAGGCCAGGGAAAGCCACTCGCATCTTTTCGACCTGGTCGCGGTAGCTTATCCCTCTAGCGACGGCGCAAGTCTGCAGCTCGAGTTGTCCGTCGTCGCAACTAAAACCGCCGCCCATGTGGGCGGCGTGATAGAGCGGGCAGAAGCGGATATCCTTGTGCGGGCAGCCTACGTCGCGCTTTCCCATGGCGGTGCTCCTAGCGGCTTTAGTTGGATGAAGTATCGGACGGGAAAGGCATCCTCATCCCTCGCTCGCATGAAGTCTTTTCCGTTGTGACAGCGCCGGCCGAGGTTGTCGACGCAGATGGCGTTTAGCTCCTCGCCCACAGATCCCTCGAACCCTGTCAGCGCCCGCGTGGCGTGGTTCAGCCAATCTTCAAAGGTATCGAACTGGCCAAGGATATCGGGCTCGAGATGCGGGCATGGCGTGCCCTTGTGCCAAGGGCGGCTCACGGGCTCATCTCCTTTAATGCGGCCGCGATCACGGCTGCGGCCGAGCTGGCGCGGACGATGTGAAAGCCGATCGGCGTCTCCGGATACCATTGCAGGGTCCACACAGAGTTCGTGGTGATCGCCTTCTCGCGCTCCTCGGGCGAGATCCAGCCCCGATCCCAATCCGGATTGCCGCTGAAATACTCAGCGGCCGTTTCATAGTTGATGCTGTGCTCGTCATTGAAGGTGAGGTGAAAACAGGTGTGTTCGCCACGTAGCAGCTTCGCCGGCAGCTGCTCGAGCGCGATCGTCGTCTCGTGCGGCTCGACCTCGCACACCTGGATCGCCTGCTTGCCCCAGCGATCGCGGATCTCGGTTCGCTTGCAGCCTGGAGATAGGCGTGCACCCGCCGCCATCAATTCGGCAGAGTGGTCATAGTCGGCCCAGCCGATGACCGTCTTTTCCGGAAGCGGCCAGCCAACAGCGCTGATCTCGTATCGCTGGCCCTGATCTGCCGTGGGTTTTAGGCTCATGAGCGATCCCCTCCCGCCCGAATGATATCATAGCAGCTGATCTTCAGCGTCTTTCCCGTGCGCTCGTTGAGTGCAAATAGGTAAGGGCCGTAGGCATGAAGCTTGACGCTACCCGTCTGGACATGAACGTCTCGCTTCCATCGGATCGGTGTGCCTGGCTGAAACAATCGCCGGAATGTCTTCTCGAATTCTATGCGCGCGTTCTCGGCCGCTTGATATGCGCCGACCAGCAGCTCCAATCGTGCGTGATCGCTCATCTCGTTCATGCTGTCTCCTTCTCGTACCAGGCCGTGAGCTTGTCGATCGCGCTGTCGGCCATGGTTTCATCCAGCGCGAGGTAGTGTTTCAGGATCTCTGTAGCGGTCTTGAAGCTGTGCCCGGTGATGCTGCAGATCTCGGGGACGGTGGCGCCGGCGCGGGCAAGCCAGGTGACGGCGGTGTCGCGGAAATCCTGGTCGGTCAACGTCATGACGCTGGGCATCGGCTCGATCGTCGGCTTCCCGTGCGGATCCGGCAGGCCGGCGGCGAGCGCGTTGCGGATATCCAGCAGGCGGTGGCTGTAGTAGCTGCCCTGGAACGGCGCCTTGCCGTGCTCGTTGAAGACGACATAGTCGGTCTCGATGTTTTTTTCGGCGCGCCTGGCCTCGGCTGCCTCGAGGCGTTTGACCAGTTCGGGCGCTTTCTTGATCGAGACGATCGCGCCCGTCTTCGCCTGCCTGAAAAACAGCCGACCATTCTTTTCGCCGTTCTTCTGGAAAAGCAGCCGGTCGCCCTGGCGCTGGCCGCTCCATACGGCGAAGACGATGCTGTCGCCGATCTCGGGCCAGCCCATGGCGTCGGCCGCCGCGACCAGGCCGTCGATCTCCTCGATGGAGCCGACGCGCAGGCGTGGCGGTGGCGTCTTCATTTTCAGCTTGTGAGCCGGGTTGACTTCCATGCCGCGCAGCTTGCCGCGCGACATGCCCCATTCGAGCGCCGTGCCGAGCATGCGCAAGGTGCCGTGGGCAGTCGCCAGGCCGGAGTTGAGACGGATCCTGTCGTAGATGCCCCGGCAGATTTCCTTGTCCAGCGCCAGCGCCTCGGCGGCATAGACATCCGGGCAGTGCTTCTTGATGGCGTTGATCTTGTAGCCCCATTCACGCACCGTCGCCTTGGCGTAGTCGGCACTGTCGGGATTGTGGATCGGGTGCAGCCATTCGAACAGAAGCTGGCTGACCGGATAGATGCGGGCGCTCGGCGCCGGCAGGCCGACGGCAACCTTCTTCTTCGGTTTGCGGCCGGCCGCGCGCCGCTGCGCCTGCAGCTGCTGCTCGAAACTGCGCGACCACTCCAGCGCCTGACCGGCGGTCATCCACATTCCGTCCGCGTTGCGCAGATCCTCGCCCTCATAGCCCTGCTCGCGCAGGGACTGCGACGGCGAGAAGCGCGGGCGGCCGTTGCGCCAGGTGACGTATTTGATTTTGGGGTCGGTGCTTTTCGGCTTTGGGGAACGCATGAACTCTCTCCTGAAAACAATGAGGCCCGGCGATCACGCAAAACAAAGATCGCCGGGCCTGGTACCGCCGACGCCGTGGGTGGCATTGCGGCGTCGGCTGATATGCGCTGCGCGGTTTAGACGGGGGGTTCAGCGCATATCCGGTTCGAATTGGTGGGGCAGCCGCTTGCGGCGACGGCTGCCCCTACACATCGCCGCCGAGACGCGAGACTGCGGCGACATGTCATTTGCGCCGGCGCCTGACGGCGGCGCGGACCATGGCTGGCACCTTCGAAAACAGAAGCCAGAAAAACAGCACGGTCAGCACGGCGCCGGCGGCGATGGCGCAAGCAAAAATCACCCGCCTTTTCTCCAGCGCTCGCCGAGATCCGGACGCAGCGCGAGGAGCGACAGGATCGACCAGGCGCCGACGATGGTGCCGACGCAGAAGGCGGAAAGGAGAAGGCCGGTCATTGCACCGCTCCAAAGCCCATGCGGCGCAGCAGCGCCTTGCGACGCTTCGAACCGCCGATGTCCTGCAGGGCAAAGGCCGCCTCGACGACCAGCGACGACGCGGCGCCCTGCTGCTCGAGCCGGCGCAGCTCCAGTTGCTCGATGTCGCCCTTGATGGCCTCACGCTCCTTGAGCGCTTCGATCAGTTGCACGGTCAAGGCATCCTGCTCGAGGCCGAGGGCTTCCAGCTTGGCGATCAGCTCATGCGGTTCCATCGCGGCCTCCGTTCTTGAGCTTTTCTGCGACCAGCTTGCCGGCCATCGTCAGGGAAAGTTTCTGGCGGCCGCGATCGTAGCCGCGCTGCACGAGCTGATAATTCTCGATCGCGCGGATCGTCCGGAACGAAAAGCGCTTCGTGCCGATCGTCACCTCACCGCCGTCGATCCGCTGATGCCGAAAGAATGCGAGAGAGGAAATTGCATCTCTCTGTGGGGCAGTCAGGGTCCGCATCGGATCGACGACGGCCGGGTTCTCAGTGAGGGGCGTTGTCATCGGCCGGCCCTTTTGTCCAAGAGAAACACAAGCGACATTTCGGCATGCCGGACGTATTCTTCATCGACGATCGATTTGAACATTTCCGCGACGTCCCGAAAGTGGGCTCGCTTGACAAGCTGCGTCGCTAGTCCCGAGTGGGTCCTGACGAACATGCTCATCATGGCTTGCATCAGATGGGACGGCTTCTCGCCGCGTTCCAATTCGGAATTTACCCAGGCCTGCATCTCCTCGACCCAGCGGCTGGCACCGGCTCTTGCGATCATGCGGACGATGGGGTCATCGCTGACCAATGCCTCCTCAAGGCCACGGTGAATAACGCGCCCGCTCATGCCCCTGCCCTTTCATTGTCGACGATCAGGCGCGGGCCGGAATTGCGGACATAGTTCTCGCGAAGCTGGGCACGGTCGGTGGCGATGCTTCGGATTGCCCGGGCTTCGAGCTGCTGGGTGAGCTTGCGATCGCCATAGCTGGCGATCCATGCGTCGATCGCGGTGCGCGACCAGCGACGGCGGCCGGGCAACGGCGCCGGCATGCCTTCTGTCTTGATGAGCCGAACCACCTTCTTCGCGAAGGTGGCGCGGGCAAGGCCGAGCGCAGCCGCGATATCAGCCGCCCCGATCGTCGTTTCCTGCAGGTTCATGTTTCGCGTCTCCACAGTTGCAAATCGCTGCGGATGACAAGTTGTGCCCGCAGGCACATAAAGTCAATGATTAATCCATGGAAAATTGCTTTGTTGTGACATGCCTCTTTGTGAGGCAACACAAATCAACAGCAAATTGTGACCTCGGCAGGAAAATTCGCGTAATTGAACGCGCCCGATTGGGCGTCCAAGAATTCACTGTGGATAAGCAGACTTGGGCGTCCAGCAGTTCAATGCGAAGTTGAAGGCGTGGGCGTCCAATAGTTCAATGCGCAAGCCAAAGATTGGGCGTCCAAAAATTCAGTGCGGAGAGAAAAAGGGATCAGGCGACGCGGCGCTGCCTGAATGAGGCGGTCACCACACCGCGAACCACCACCCGCTCGTTATCTATGAGCAATGGCTTGAATAGGCTCGGATCGGTTGTAGCCGCAACCAGGAAGGGATGCTCGTAAATTCGGAAGATCGTTTTGGTGCCGCCGGCAAGGTCGTAAACCTGCGCACAGACAAGATCGCCAGGCTGAGGCCTAGCGCTCATGTCGACGATCAAGGTATCGCCCGGCAAGTAGCCGGCCAACTCCGCCGCTCGAGAGCCTAGCTCCCAGGCATCGATCTCATTGCGCTCGCCCTTCAGGGCTCGCACGGCGTCGCTGAGGCCTCCGGACGGACGGGCCTCGAACTCTTCGCTCTCCCGTTCGGCCAACCCTCTCGGAACCTCTGCGATAGAGGTCTCAAAGGCCGGAACGCCAGAGGCTTTCTCGATCTTTTCGACTGAGTAGCTATTGAGCGTGCGCGTCTTGCCCGGGTCCTTCAGGAGCCGGGACAGAGTAGAGGGATCGACCTCTGCCTCACTGGCGAGCCGGTTCGTGCTCCATCGCTTGTGCTTAAGGATGAAGTCGATCCAGTCGACGTGTTTTTGGTGCACATTTTCCACAACGCAAAACATACAGTGGACGTGCCTTGATTACATTTTGATCTTGATCACTTGACAGAGCACAGCAAATCACAACTTGTCACGAATAATCAATGGAGGAATTCATGTCCCTCACGTGGCGAACTGTGGATAAATGGCGCGAAGAGAAAGGCATGCCGAAAGCGGATCTCGCGCGGGCTGCCCATATCGGCGAAAGCACGATGTATCGCGGGCTGCGGAATAACAGCAAGTTGCAGCCGAGCACCCGCCGCCTATTGCAAGACGTCTTTCCCGACAAGTTCAACGAGAAGACGGGCGAGGTGCTGCGATCGGGCGAGGTGCTGCGATGAAGAGGCCCCTCGATATCGCCGAACTCAAGCGCCTAATCGACGTCGTCGAGATGCAGCTTTGCATGGTGCCTGACGTAAAGGTTGGCGATCGCGACGGCTGGGAACGGCGCAACGCGGCGCTGCGCAAGATGGCCGATTACCTGACTGAGTGCGAGGGCGCCAGGATTGCATTGCCCTTCGATGCCAAAGGTATGAAATTGGGCGGCGTCAGCACCTCATGCACCGCCGGCCTTGGCGGGCTGTTCCGGAACTGGCTCGTCGCCGCGCGTCGTGCGATCGCCAAGCTTGAAAGTGACCGGCCATGAGCACGGCGCTGCAGATCTGCACCGCCTTCAAGGCGCCTGTCGAGCCGAGCCCGGACGAAAACACCTGCTTTCACGAGACGTTCCTGTCGAGCCTCAATGCCGAGGCCGAGGCGCGCGGCTGGGATGGCTCGGCCGTCTGCCAGTATGTGCGCATCGACGGCTATCTCTCGATCTCGATCGAGCCCGGTAAGGGCTGGGCAAGCATGAAAGACCTGCGCGCTTTCCGCGAGCGGCAGCGCCAGGCGCAGCGTGAAGAACCGGAACAGGGGAGATTGGTTTGATGGATGCCGCAATCAATTTGGATCTTGGCGAACTGCCGGAATTGCAATGGGTCCACCTATCGCAGATCCGAGTCGATAGCAGCTACCAGCGCCCAGTGAAAAAGAAACGCATTGCACAGATCCTTCGCGATTTTCGTTGGGCGCAGTTCGGTGCCCTGCAGCTCGTCGACCAGGGCGACGGCACTTTCACAGTCTATGACGGTCAGCATCGCTTCGAGGCGGCCAGGCTGCATCCGTCGATCGAGGCGGTGCCCTGTGTCATTGTCCGCCTCGACCAGGCTTTCGAGGAAGCGCAGAGCTTTCTTGGCGTCAACATCAACCGCTCCGCCGTCTCTACCGTCGAGAAATATTGGGCCGGCATCGAGGCCGGTGACGAGATGATGATGCGGATCTGCTCCGTGCTCGAGGAAGCTGGATGCGAAGTTGTGCCTGCTGGTACGAAATCGCCGGCGCCGAACCGTACAAGTTCGATCTCGGCTATCCAGCGCTCGATCGAGCGCTACGGCGAAGAGGCTACGACAGAGGCTTGCCGCACGCTGGTCGCTGCATGGCCGAAGGATAATTCCGCGCTCGCAGGCGTCATGATCCAGTCTCTCGCGCGCCTCTATCGCAACAACAAAAAGATCATCGATCGCGACCGCATGATCACCAAATTGCACGGCAAGGACCGAAAGATCCTCGCGGCCGATGCCAACGCGATGCAACGGATCGGCGGCGGCGACGGTGCGCTCTCCCTCTCGAAGGTGCTGGTCGAGGCCTACAACAAGGGCCTGCAGCTCAACCAGATCCAGATCGGCGCCAAGGCCTGACGGCCGGCGCTGACATCCGAATTCCCAACCCAAGCCGATTTGTATTTCGTACGGCCACCATAGCCCGGCGGCCCATGCTGAATTTTACTGAGCTAGATCTGATGATGAAGGCGGCGGAGATCTCGGCGAATGCAGTGACCCGCATGGCCGGTCTGCATCCGCGCTATATCGCGCGGCTTCGCGCCGGCGAAATCACGCTGACGCCAAACACGGCGCGGCGCATCCAACTGGCAATCTCCCGCCTGAAGCGCAGCGAGAACCATGCGGATAGCGCCCTGCCCTCCGCCTGCTACCGCCTCGCGGTCGCCTATGTCGCCCATGCCCGAGGCCGCACGCCGGATTTCGTGCTTTCGGCCGATCCAGGCAAGCGGGCGACGGCGGATCCTCTGTGGATGGAAGCCGCGCAGCTGCGGCGCTGGGCCATCTACATCGCAAACCAGTATTTGAACCTCCCGCAAGCCGAGCTGGCCCGCGCCGCCGGCATGAGCAAGGCGGCCGTCAGCTACGCCATGAACGACGTGGAAGACGAGCGCGGAAATCCGGAGCTCGAGCGGCTGCTTTCGGCGGTAGAAGGGGCGTTTTCGATATGAACATTCTCGATCGCGCCGACGAAAAGCTTTCCGGATCTTCCGCCATGAGTGGCGCCATCGATGAGCGCCAGGCGCTGGCGGCGATCGTGCTCTGGAATTGCGGTCACTTCGACACGCTCGACATCGGCGAACTGCTCGGCGTGAAAGAGGATGCGATCGTGCGGACGTTGCATGCCGCGCGCCACGTCGTCCAGGGAGGCCGCGCATGAACCGCCGCGACGATACCGCCGATATCAAGCAAGGCCTGAAGGATCGCATCGTCGATCTTTGCGGCCGGTTGTTGCCCGATGGGCAGATGCAGGGGCGGCTTTGGGTGGCGCATAATCCCGTCACCTGCGATCACCATAAGAGCGCGGAATTCAAGGTGGCGCTGACGCGCGATATCGGCGCCTGGAAGGATTACCGCACCGGCGAGAAGGGCGACGTCGTCCGCCTCATCGAATATTGCCGGCAGTGCAGTTTCCGCGAGGCGATGGATTTTGCCCGTGATTTCCTCGGCATCCGGCAGATGACGCGCGAAGATTTCGCGCGCTTCCAGCAGCGATCGGCCGAGGCGCGGGCGAAGGCCGAGCAGGAAGCCGAGAAAAAGCGGCTGCAGAACATCGCCTTTGCCGAAAAGCTGTTTCACAAGGGCTATCTCGACGGCGCCGGCTCGACGGCCGAGGCACATGCGCGGGCCTATTTCGCAGCCAGGCGCATTCCGCTCGACCAGATCCCGAAACGTGACACCGCGACGATGCGCTTCGCGCCGGCGCTGGAATATTGGCGCCGGGCGAAATTCGAGCGGCGCGACGGCAAGCTGATCAAGATCTCGGAGGGCCCCAGCTTTCCGGTCATCCTTTCGGCCATGCGCGCGCCGACCGGGCAGATCGCCGCCTGCCATTGCACTTTCCTGTCACCGCTCGGCCCGAAAAAGCTGCCGGTCGGGGAGGATGAGAACGCCAAGCTGATGCGCGGCGAGGCCAAGGGCGCGATGATCCGGATCAGCCACGGGCCGGAAGGCGTGCCGCCGGAGCTGGCACAGCAAGCGTGGCCGCTGCTGCTCGGCGAAGGCATCGAGACGACAGCCTCGGTTTCCATCGAGGCGCCCGAGGCGCGCGCATGGGCTGCCGGCAGCCTTTCGAACATGGGCAACGCGCCGATCGACCTGCCCTGCATCTCGGCCGTGATCGTGCTGAAGGATCACTTCAAGTCCAAGACCACGGAAAAGCAGTTTGCCGATGTGCTGGAAAAGCTGGCCGCGCACGGCAAGCCCGTGACGGTGATCGAAAGCATCGCCGGCAATGATTTCAACGACCAGCTGCAGGAAGGGGATGAATGATGCCAGAAAGTAACTACAGCCGCGCGATCGACGACGTCGTTGCAGCCGATGATGATCGCTGCCCAGTCTGCGCGGAAATCATCAAACCAGATGACATGTGCTCGACCGATATCGAGCTGGGCATCTGCCATGCCGCCTGCCTCGAGGGCTCGCCACATGTCGATCTCGAGACCGACGAGCAGCTCGACGGGCCGATCCCGACCTATCGCTACGGCGATCTCGACCAGCCGAAGGGGGCCGAAGATGGAAAAGCCGACTAACGACAACCGCCCTGATGTCATCGATCTCACGGTGGCGGAATTCTCTTGGGTCATCTCCCGTGCTCCCTCCCAACAGGAACGCGAGATCCGCATCCCTGACGGCGCGATCCTGCGCCGCTTCAGAAATGGCGGGTTTGCCTGCTGGCGCAACCGCCAGGAATGGTTGCACTACCATTTTGAGCGCGGCGGATCCTTTGTGAGCTTCATCGTCATCTATGCCACCATCCTGTTCGTCCAATGGATGTTCTCATGAGCGATATCGGTCACAACAGCGACGTCGAGAACGTCGCCGGCGCCGAGCTGCGCCAGTTCATCGAGCGCATCGAGCGCCTGAATAAGGAAGGCGCCGCCATCAATGCCGATAAGGCCGACATCTTCGGCGAGGCCAAGGGCCGCGGCTACGACGTGAAAGCCATCAAACGCATCATTCGCGACCGCGCGAAAGATACCAACGAGCGCCTCGAGGAAGAGAGCATCTACGAGACCTACAAGGCCGCGTTGGGCATGCCGTGAGTGCAACCTAGACAAGGAGAAAGAGCATGACACAATATCGTTTCAAGCCGTATCCCTACAGCGCTTTCCGCTTCACTTATCCCGCCGATCATTCGGTGTTCCCCGACTGGCTCCTCGAGGCAGCGCGCGCCGATCAACTGAGCTTGCGGGAAGACGGCAAATATCAACTCAATCAGCTGGATCACTCTTTCACGATCGTCGATGACGGCGAATGGATCGTGTGCAGCGAAGACTGCGAGATCGTCGTGATGAGCGATGACAGTTTCCAAAAGACATTCGAACCGATCCCCGCCTAGCGGCGATCGCGCATGCCCTGCCGTTGCGGCCGGCAGGATTTTCACGAAACCAACGAGGAGTTTCAACATGCCTCCGAAAGGAAAATCCGATGAAAAAGTGCAGGCAGCAGCAGGACAGGCAGCGGGCGAAGCGTCGGCGGCACCTGCAGATGCAGCGCTTGAAAATGGTGCGGGCGGGCTCGACGGCCTGGCCGGGGCAGATCCGCAAGGCCTCGCCGGAGCAACGGGCGAGAATGGCGGCGACGACGCAACGATGGCAGAAACGGGCGCGTCGCTGGCGTCTGCCGAAGCTGGAAAGGACGGCGCTGGCGCTGGGGAGGCTTTAGGCGATGGAACGGGTGACGACGGTTCGGATCTCAACCTCACTTCTGGAACCGGAACTTCCGGAGCTAGAGCTGACGTCGGAACAGGCGCTGAAAATGCAGGAACTCACGACCAGGATGGCGCGGGATCTGCAGGACGCGATGGCCTATGCGATGCTGGGAATGATCCGGCCGGCGTCGCCGACCAGGGCGCAGCTGATGCAGAGCGCATACGACCTAAAACACCGCCGCCAGCAGGTATACCGGGCATTGCTGGAATTGATCCAGGTGAGGCCGATGCCGACGCTGATCGTTCCGAAGGACGCGACCAGTCCGAAGGATTGGATCATCCAGCCGCCGCAGGAGACGCCGGAGGAAACGAAGGCGCGCTCGATGCTGGCGGATCTGACGGTGCAGCTGCGGCGAGTGCTGCTGCAGCTGGCGGATCTGCAGGGGATGCCGGAGGCGGAACGGCTGCAGATGCTGCAGCGGGAGATGATGCTGTAGAACTTCTCGACCCTGCCGGCCTTCGTGCCTTGAGCGTCCTCAATGGCGTCTTCGTTTGTGCCGAGGATCTGGCTGCCATGCGCTCCGGCATCATGTGCTCCTATCCTCCCGAATATCTGCTGCGTTCTGACGACCCAGCGGCGCACGAGCTGGTGAGGTTCACCAGGCGGCTCCGATCGGAAGCCACGCCGCAAATTCTGGCGCAGCACCTGGTCATCACCAAGCATTGGGAAACCAACGAGATCGGCTGGCCGGCCGAGACCGCGCTGAAAAGCTTCATCAGCACGCTTGTCGCATTCGACGACATGATTGCCGCCGATGAGGCCAGGAAGCGGGCCGTCGAAACGCCGGCGCCGAGGCCCGTGCCGATCGAGGAGACCACGCTCGAGCTGACGGACGGGCCGCTCGACACCTGGTGAAACCAGACCACTGCCCGCCGCGCCGTAGGAGATGGCGCGGCGGCCATATTCCAGCATGACAGGGCGCATCGTGGCGAAAACTCCAAAAATACAATCCGGCAAAAAAGCAGCACGCGCCATCTTCGAAGACGCGCTGGCCTCGATCGACGAGCAGACGCAGCGTCGGGATCCCGACCCGAACCTTTTGCGCAACGGCATCAAGGCCGGCACATGGGAAGGCTATCCGCACGATAACATGCCGCCCGACTGCCCGATCAACGTGCTCGGCATGAAAGGCGAGACGGTCTATGTGATCGCCGCCAATGGCGAGCTGCATGAGGTGAGCCGCTGGGATCATCCGACGCTGGTCAAGCTGTTCTCGCCCTATACCAACTACCTGAAATGGGCTTGGCCGGCCTGGACGAAGGCCAAGATCGATCCGGAGACGGAAAAGGTGATCGAACCGAAGGTCGATCGCGTTGCGCGCGACAAGGCGGTTGAGGCGATCATCACCGAGGCCGGTCGCAAGGGGCTTTTCGACCCGAAAGACAATGTGCGCGGCCGTGGTGGCTGGAAGGCGCAGGATAAATTCATCTGGCATAGCGGCACGATGCTGTGGAGCGTCGATGTCGAGACCGACCAGGAGAACAAGGCCAAGGGCTGGAAGCTGCAGGCTTCGCGGCCGGCCGACTATGACGGCTTCTTCTACAAGCGCGATAGCGAGACGTTGCAGCCCTGGCGCACGCCCGTCAGCCGGCAGGAAAGCCCGGCGCATGAGCTGCTGCAATCGCTGCGAACCTGGAATTGGGAGCGGCCCTATCTCGACCCGCTGCTGCTGCTCGGCTGGATCGGCTCGGCCTTCCTCGGCGCCGCCCTCGATGTGCGCCCGATCGTCTTCACCACGGGCGGCCCCGGCCGAGGCAAGACGACGCTGCACAATTTCATCAAGGCCATCTTTGGAGCCGCGCTCTATTCGACCGCGAACACCACGGCCGCCGGCATCTATCAGAATATCGGCCAGGATAGCCGGCCGGTCGCCGTCGACGAGCTCGAGCGCAAGGGCAACAGTTTTAAGGAACAGGCGATTATCGAGCTTGCCCGCCAGTCCTATTCCGGCGCCAAGCTCTATCGTGGCGGATCGAACCATGAGGGCGTCGAATTCGAGCTGCGATCGAGCTTCCTGTTTTCCGCCATCATCCACCCGCCGCTCGAGCACCAGGACCGGACGCGCATGGCGATCCTCAACCTGGACAAGCTCGACAAGTCCCACGGCCGGCAACCGATCATCAAGGAAGAATATGGCCGCATGATCCTGCGGCAGATCATGGACGGCTATCACGACTTCTATTGGCATATCCTGCCGAAATGGAAGAAATGGCTTTCCGACCCTCGCCTGCCCTTCGATGCGCGCGCGATCGACACCTACGGCACGCTGCTGGCCTGCGCCGAGCTGCTGGTCGGCGAAGCCGGCATGATCGAATGCGGATTGCGCGCCGACGACCTGGTCGAGGATGGCATCGATATCGATCACCTGGTCGACACAATGAAGGCGGCCACGCTCGAGGACATGTCGGAACAGAAGGAAAAGTGGCAAGTCGTCATCGAGCGGATCATGGAAACGACGATCGACCACTGGAAGGGTGGCGAAAAGATAACCGTCGGCGGCGCGTTGACCGCCCTCGAGGGCGGCTTCAACACCCTCGACGAGACGCGATCGCTGCTGGCGAGCGTCGGCCTCGGGATCCGCGATCGCCACAGCCCCCGCCCCGGTTATTGCCTGGCGGTGCCATTCTCCTCGAGCAAGGTCGACAGGATCTTTGACGGCACGGACTATCATCGTGGCGGCTGGACGGTGGCGCTGAAACAGGCGCCGGAGAATATCGTGCTGCGGCGCATCGAGCGAAAACACCTGCAGGTGAAGATCAACCGCATCAACCAGATGTGCTCGATCATCGATCTTGAGGCCTATGACGAGATCTCGGCCGAGATCGACGAGGCGGCCTAATGCGCGCCATCGATCGAACGACACGTCAGTTTGTCGCTTCGCTCAAAGCCGCCATTCCGGACTTGCACGTGTCCGTCGAGCGCTCCGTCACCGATTACGGCCGATCGAACTACATTCATATCCGCGACCAGGCTCAGCGGCGCTATTGGAAGGTGCGGATCTCCGATCATCCGATCGGCATGCGACGCGCGCTCAGCGGCCGCGAGGATCTCTATATCACTGCCGGCACCAGGCCACCGAGCTGGGCGGTGTGGATCGGCGAATTCAAGCGCCTAGTGGAAGCCGTGGCTTAGGCCTTTCACGCTCATCAGTTGCGTGCTCAAATCGCGGTTGAGAATCAACCATGAGCAATTCATGCCGACGCGTGCCCTGCTATTCCTGTCCGTAACGCTGCTGACGTCGCCGGTGATCGCCGCCGATCTCGTCGGCCGTGCTAGCGTCATCGATGGCGATACGATCGAGATCCAGGGCGCAAGGATCCGACTGCAGGGCATCGATGCACCGGAGAGCTGGCAGATTTGCGTCGACCAGGCCGACCGCAAGTATCAATGCGGCCGCGCCGCTGCCCTCGCCCTGGACGCATGGCTGGCGAGATCCCGGCCGACCAGGTGCACGCCTTCGGGACATGATCGATATCGGCGCACGGTCGCAACCTGCTTTCGCGCTGACGGCGCCGAGGTGAACCGCTGGCTGGTGCAGAGCGGCTATGCGGTGGATTGGCCCAAATATTCGCACGGTCTCTACCAGGAGGCGCAATACGAGGCGATGGCGGCCGAGCGCGGCATCTGGAACGGATACTTCGACCTGCCCTGCCAGGCGCGGGCGAAGCGGGATCATGGTGAGGCGAAATGCTAGAGTTTAACGCCTAGGGCTCTAACGAACTCAGTAGGCGTCAGCTTTTGGAAAGCTGATCGTTTGCCATTCGGCCGAAGAAAGGTTCTCACGTCGCTGGGATCTACAAAGAAAGCGAAATCGCTTTGAAAGGGAATATCGAAGACGTCCCTGTAAAGGATTGTTCCAACGATCAGTAACCGCTCATTTTCAGAAAACAGGCCGTTTATCAACTGCTCCACGGCGGACGAGCCAGTATCCGGTGTCAGCTTCGCGAAGAGTGATCTTCCTGCAGCGATCGCGGGCCAGGTCTTTCGAGGCGGCGTCTCCGGTCTGTTCACGAGAACATTGTACATTCTCGTTTCATGTACTCGAATGGCTTCCAGTCCAACTCCTACAAGAAGACTGGGCGTTTGCCCCGAGTTCTGGCATTCGACGACGATATCGCCTTTATCCTTGCTGTACTCAAGCTTAACGGCCTCGACGTAGGCCCTCATCTGCGCTTCTCCAAGCGTTCGGGTGTCCGTTACTGCCTGGCGAGTTTGCAACAGGCTAAAGTATAGGCATACCAGCGCAGCAATGCTGATCACCAGCGAGACACACGTCAGCCAAACCGAAAGCTTGGCCCAGTGAGCCTGCTCCACGGCTGCAAACGCGCTCATCTCAGTAAATTGGTCGTCCGCTATGGCAATGCTCACCGCCGCCAGCAGGAAACCCAACGATGCAATCATCAATCTCATGCTTCCCCCCGCCCCAAATAGCACCGCGCATTTAACTCTCTTACCCCCGCCCCGGAGAGAAAGAAAGCGGAGCCCGCGCTCTGCCGGCGCAACGCGAGCGGAGCCAGTTGAAGGCCTGAATTGCCTCAATGGCCGCTCGCTTCGATGGCCCGAGTTTGCTTGCGCGCGGGCACTTAACGCAGCGGGAACCGTGTGAGCTTCGGGGGCGGGACGGATTTTCGTCTCGCCTTCAGGACCCGGTAGACGGGTAGACGATCGGTAGACGGCATTGTCTACCGCGTTTCTTCAAGGAAAACATAGGCTTATCGTGGCGGTAGACGAGTAGACGCAATATAGAGGGTTTTCATACGCGCGTGCGCGCGCGTCACGTGAGAATAATATTCGTCTACTTGTCTACCGATAGGTCTATATTCCTGAAAAGATTAAAGAAACGCGGTAGACAAAACGGTAGACGGCGGTAGACGGCGTCGACCGGAATAAAGAAACAGGGAAATATTCGATGACCGGCGACGACAGCGACAATTTGGGGCATCCAGTGGCACACACGCCGGAGCGCGCCGAAAAAATCGGAGCAACGGCAGCCGCCACCGAAGCCGCAATGGCCGACCTGGCCGCCCAGCTCAAGCCCGAGGCCGAACCCGAACAGCAATCCCTCATGCTCGATGAGATGGATGAGCAGCACTGCCTCTTTCGCGGTCCCGTCGAACACGTCGCGTCAATTCTGGATGACGCTAAACGGGCGCGGGGGAGGCCGAAAGGCAGTCAGAACAAGGCGAACCGGCAATTCTCCGAGACGCTGATGCGCATGGGCTTCAAGCATCCTGGCCTCAACCTCGCAGCGATTGCCAACGCGGATCCGCTCGAGCTGGCCGCCGAGCTATCGCAACCGTACCGCCCGAAGAAAGGGCCGCATGCCGGCGAGCTGGTCGAGCAGAGCGTATCGCCGGCCGACGCCCTGGCGCTGATCCTCAAGGCCAACGTCGAGCTGCTGCCCTACTTCGAGAGCAAGAAGGCGCAGCCGACCGACGACGGCGGCGATCGACCGCTCGGCAACGTCATGATCATCGGCCAGATGGTCGTTGCCCATCCCGAGGAACGACGCACAATCAACCTCACCAGCTTCGATGCGCCGGATGAATGATATCAATGGCTTAGCCGTGCGACATTTAGAGCGCAATGTCGCACGAACCGCAAGCCATTGATTTCATTGAATGTACACATGATGAAAAATCACGTGCATCATAGACCCTACCCCCTCGCGCACGCGTGAGGCCGGCGCCGAGGCAGCAATAGCCGAGGGGGTACCCTCCTCATTTTGCGGCGGCCGGTGCCCAAAACGGATTTCAAAACTCGCGGTCGGCCCTCCCCCACGGGGGTCGCAAGACACACACACCGGCCCTTTCGGCCATGCCCGACTGAACCACCCTCGGCCGAACTTAAGGTTTGCCTCTCGATGGAGGGCGCGGGCGCGCGGGCTCCGGGTTATCTGAGGGCTTTGGGTTATGAATTTCGACGTCAAGCATTACGAGCCGCCGGGGCCGATAGGTTGGGCCTTCATCAAGTCGCGCGGCCCGATCAATGCGATCATGGGGCCAGGCGGTTCGGGTAAAACCGTCGCATCCTGCGTCAAGGGCGTGATGCACGCGGCGGAATTCATGCCGGTCTGCAAGGATGGCTGGGTGCGGGTTAAGACCCTTTGCGTTCGCGACACCTATCGCAGCTTCGCTCGCACGGCGCTCGCCAGCTGGTACAACATGTTCCCTGAAAAGCATGCCTGGACGGTAAAGCACGAGGGCGGCCAGGACAGGCCGGTCGTCCATACGCTGCAGTGGGAGGCAATCCGCGGCCGCGACAAGATCAAAATCGAATATGTGATGGAGACGGGGGCAATCGGCGACAACGATCTCGAGACTTTTGCAAAGGGCTATGAGATCTCCATGGCGTGGGGAAACGAGTATGACCTGCTGCCGGAAAACACCTTGCCGATTTTTTTCCAACGCTGCGGCCGCTATCCTCCGATGGAGATGATCGCTCCGTCGGAAATCGAGCGTGTCTCGCGAGAGGGCCGGAAAGCCATGCAGGTGATGGGGCTCGAGGTCGACGACAGCGAACCCGTCCTGCCGCGCATCGTGTGGGGCGACATGAACCCTCCGGACAGCCTTGAGCATCCGGCCTATACGACGCCATTCGGCGAAACCTCTAAGCCGGGCGCGATGGTGGAAAACATCACGCCGGGATGGCATGGCTTCTGGCAACCCGGAGGTCTTTCTCCGAACGCTGAAAACCGCAAGGGCAAGCCGCGCAGTTCTTACGAGCTTGAGGCGGCCACGACGAAGGACAAGCGCCTCGTGCAGCGTATGGTGCATTCGCTTCCGGCGAACTCTGCCGCCGGCGCGCCCGTCTACCCTGAATTTAGCCGTGTGCTGCACCTGGCCGACCAGCCGATCGAGCCGACGCCCGGTCTCGGCCTGACGATTGGCGTCGACGCCGGCGGCTCGCCTGCTGCGACGATTGGTCAGCCGCAACCGAATGGCCAGGAGCGGTTGCTCGCCGAACTGGTCACGGATCCCGGCACCGGGCCGACGCGCTTCGGCAACATGTTGATCGACTTACTGATCCGACGTTTTCCGAACCTGCCTATCCTCGGCGTTTGGGGCGATCCTGCCGCTTTCATGGGCGGCGATACCCAGACCGGCGAATTCAACTGGATCCAGGTGGTGCAAGGCATCATCCGGACAACGATCCAGGTGGCGCCCTCGAATGAGCCGCATATTCGCCAGGAAGCGGTGCGCTTCCATCTGACCAACCTTATCGACGGGCAGACGCCGGGCTACCTCGTCGATCCGCGTTGCAAGGTGATGGTCGGCGGCTTTGAGGCCCACTACATGCTGACCAAACAGGCGACCGCCGGCGCGACCGACAATCTGGCCGTCGTCAAGAACAAGCACTCGCATCCTCATGATGCCGAGCAATATCGCATCCTCGGCTATCGCGGCCTGGCCGCCGTGATCGGCGAAGCTGCCAAGGCGTCCCTGCCGGGGAATGTGACCAGCCTGCAGCAGCGGCGTCAGGAGCGAAACGCCAGGCAGCAGCAATATCGGCAGGGTGATTTCAACGTATGGGACGTCTGACCGTCCGCTCACCGGCCACCTGGTCGGATTGCCTCGAGATGGGTGCCTCTCGCGCGTGCACGCGTAAGGCCAACATTTACATGCGGTCGATCGGCCAGAGCGCCGCCATTGATTTCGACGAGCAGCTGCTCGCCCTATCCTTCCTTTGCCCCGTCGACGGTGGCCTCGAGTTCACGCTCGCGATCCGTCCGGAAGCCGCCGCGCATATGCGCGCGCTCTGCCGCCTCGCCCACTTAACCCTGCAGCGCATCGCCGAGACTGGCACGGTCGTCACCTGCCACGTGATGACGGGGAACAAAACCGGCGAGCGCATGGCGCGCCTGGTCGGCTTCATCCCCTCTGAAGGCATCAAGTGGATTTTTAGCGGGGAACGCGATGTCACAAATGTTCCAGGGGCTGTTCGGCGGCGGCTCGAACAAGGCGGCGAGCAAGGCGGCAGCTCAATCGCAGCAGCTGCAGCAGGTGGCGAATGATCGCCAGTTGGCGAGCCTTCAGCAACAGGATGGCGCTGTCGCCTCGACGCGGAAGCAACCGCGTGGCCGTCGCCTTTTCGAAGATGGTCCGGATAGCGCCTCGGCGGTGCTCGGCTGATGGCGGGTCCGGATCTCGCCTCCGTCAAGCGTCGATCGGAACGGGCGTGGCTGCAGCGTTCGCCGTGGGATGCGCTCTATTGCGAAGCCTATGAATTCGCCATTCCCATGCGCCGGCCCGGTGGCAACGGCAAGCCCAAGTCCTCGCCGGATCGCCTCTTCGACATGACCGCGCCGATGTCTGCGATGTATTTCGCTGGCAATCTGCAGCGCGATCTCTTCCCCGCCGGCCAGCCCACCTTTGTCCTCGAGACCGGGCCGCTCGCCGCTATGCTGATCGGCCCGAAAGGGGTCGAGCAGCTCAATCGTCAGCTCGATACGATCGGCAATCTCATGCACCCGTTCTTCAATGCGGGCGATTGGGATACCGCCCTGCATGAGGCGTGCATCGATCTCGCCGTCGGGACGGCTGCCATCATGCCGGTGAAAGGCACGCGCAACAATCCTGTCATGTTCGTGTGCATTCCCTTCGATCAGCTGGCGATCGGCGTCGACGCCTTCGGCCGGGTGATCTTCATCTCCTGGAAACAGATGGTCACGCTCGAGCAACTGTTCCTCGCCTTCCCGAAGGGGGAGTATCCGGACGGTCTCTCGGACAAGGCTAAGAACCATCCGAACACGGAAGTCGAACTGATCCAGGACTTTTGGGCCGATAGCGATCCGGACGGCGGCTGGCATTTCGGCGCCTATCTGAGGGAGTGCAGCAAGTTCATCGACACGGCCCGCTACCGCACGCAGCCGATCGCCGTGCCGCGCTACTACCGCGTTCCGGGCGAAGCCTATGGCCGTGGCGTCGTGCTCACTGCCCTGCCCTCGATCAAGACCCTGAACAAGGCGCAGGAACTGACGCTGAAATCGGCTGCCATCAGCATGCTCGGCATCTGGGGCTTTCGCGCCGGCGGCACCTTCAATCCGAATACTGTGCGCCTGGCGCCAGGCGAATTCTGGGCCATGCAGGCGACCGGCGGCATGCTGGGCCCCGACGTCACCCGCCTCGATCCCGCTTCGGGCAATCTGCAGATCGGTCAGCTGGTGACGCAGGGCCTGCAGGAACAAGTCAAACAGGCCATGTTCGACGAACGGCTGCCGGACTATACCGGCACGCCGCGCTCCGCCTCGGAAATGACCGGCCGGCTGCAGCAAAAGGCAAACGTCCATATCGGCGCGTTCGGCCGCCTGGTGCATGAGATCATGCCCGTCATCGTGCCGCGCGTCGCCGAGATCCTGTATGATTTCGGCGTGCTGCCGCTGCAGGCGAAGATCGATGATCTCCTCGTCACGGTCAAGGTGCGCTCGCCGATGATGGCCGCTCTGAACGCCGACCGTCTGGCCGCGATCGCCAATTACCATGACCTGGTGCTGGCGTTCGCCGGCCCTGAAAAACAGGCGCTCTACCTCGACCAGGATAAGGTGATGGGACGCATTGCGGACGGCCTGCAGATCGACAAGGATCTGATCCCGGATGAGGACGCCAAGCAAAAGGTTCTCGACAACATGGAGGAGCAGCGCAAGCAGCAGCTCGCCATGATGTTCGCCTCGAGCGCGGCAAACAAGGCGCCTGATGTCATCGGCAACGCCATTACGCAATCTCTTCCGAAGGCGGCCTGATGAGCGAACCCTTTGTAGCCGAGCGCTTTGCGCAGCCTCTCGACCTGCTCGAAAAAGGCCTCGCCGGCGATGGCTGGCCGGGTCTCGAGGGATTGGTGCCGCCGACGCAGCTCGCCGAGCTCGCCCCGAAAGACCCGGTCGCCATGTTCCTCTACGGCATGACGCTCCAGGCCGGCGGCCGTGAGGTCATTGAATGGCTGATGGACATAACGGTCCGGCAGCCCCTGCGCTGCACCGCGTCGACCATCGAGAATACCGCGCTGATGACGGCCACCCGCCAGGGCATCAATGGCGTGGGTGAAGCGGTCCTGAAGGCGATCGCCAAGGGCAGAGAGCTGGCGGAACAACCGAGATCCGAAACCCCGAACGGAGAGCAGTCATGAAATTCTTTCTCGAAAACCTATTGCGCAACGCCGATGGCGCGGGCGGCGGTGGCGGCGGCGGAGACGGGGCCGCCGCTGCTGCTGCTGCCGGCGCCGGCGGTGCGTCGGCTGCGGTGGATCCTCCCGCCAATGCAGCCAATCCGGACGGCGCGGCTGCGGCTGCTGACAATCCGGGCGCGGCGGCCGCTGCTTCTCCTGCTGCGGCCGCCGCCGAACTCTACAAGCCGCAAGGCCTGGCCGATCATCTCGTTGGAAAGACGAACAATGAGACGATGGACAATATGGCAAAGGCCCTGGATGGCTACCGCGCCCGCGATGCGCAGAATAAGGTTCCGGATAAGGTCGAGGCCTATTCGGAATTCACCAATCTACCCGACACGATCAAAACGCAGATGGAAACCTTGAAGGGCGACAAGCTATTCGAGCGCGTTTCCGCGAAGGCGCTGGAGCTGAAAATGCCCGTGCCCGCGTTCCAGGCCCTGACCACGGAAATGATGTCTGCGGCCGCCGAGATCGGCCTGCTCGAACCGCCGATCGATTTCGAGGCCGAGAAAACCGCATTGATCCCGGACAACGCCAAACATTTGCCGCCAGCCGAGCAGACGGCCGCGCGCGAACGGCGCATGAACGAAAACTTCGCCTATATCGACGCCATGGTGGCGCGCGGCGCCGACAAGGGCGGCCTGTCCAAGGAAGCGGCCGATTATGCTAAGGCCATGCTCGGCGACACCGCGCGCGGCCATCAGTTCCTCGAATGGATCCGCTCGAGCATCGCCACCAATGGCGCGACCCCATTTATGGGCGGCGGCGCTGCTGCCGGCGGAGATCCGCGCGCGGCGTTGCGCGAAAAACTCGCCCTGCCCGAGCACCAGGTCGGCAACGCGAAATTCAACCGCGCCTCCTATGAAGCGCTGCAGAAAGAATACCAGGCGCTGCTCGGTAACAGCTGACGCACTGAACGGCTCCCGCCCGATGGCAGGCTTTGCCTTGCTTACCGGACGGGAGCGACCTGGACAATGCATCGGCTATCCTTGACCGGACCCGAGGCCAGCTCCGGCTAATCGGCCCTCACGGTGATTTCACTATCACTCCTATCCGAGGGTCAATTCCATGTCAGTACAAAGCTGGTTTATCGAAATCATCCGCGACAAGACGCGCCTGCGCTATTCCCAGCAGGGCGGCTATTTCGACGATACCATGACGCGCGGCGACGGCCATGCCGGCGAGATTAAATTCCCGGTCGCCGGCGGCGTCATCCAGATGTACGAGCTTTCCGGTGCCATCCAGGAGATCGACGCCTCCGAAATCAATATGGACACGATCAGCCTGTCCATCCGCGATTTCGAGGCCTCCGCCTTCTTCCGCCAGCAGGACGTCCGCAAGATGGGCCCCAGCCAGCAGGATGCGCTGGCGAAGCTGATGGCGCGCGCCGTCCGCACGAAACGCGACAATCTGAAGTTCGATGCGCTCAATGCGTTTTCGACCGCGACGTCGCCGTTGACCGACGCGCCCGTCACCGTCGAGACGATCGGCGATGGCTCCGCCGTTATCGATCTCGATACTGCCGTCTACATCGGCGACAGCATCGCCGGCTCCGGCGGCGAAGACGATCTGTTCTGCCCGATCCCCTATGCCTGGTTCTCGCAGCTCATGATGTACAAGCAGTTTTCGAACTCGCAGTACCAGGGGCCGACCGATCAGTGGTGGGCGAGCAGCTCCAAGGTGCGGTTGAAGACATTCCAGGGCGTCCACTTCATGGCCGTTCCCAATTCCGTCTTCCGTTTCGGCACGGGCGCCTATGGCACCGGTACCGGGAACAATCCCTTCGATCCCAATGGATACATCGACACATTCGCTTGGGCGAAAGACGCCGTCGGCTCCGAGATCGAATGGGATCAGGAAAACATGACGATCGATCCTGTGCCCACACTGAAGGGCACGCCGAACCTCTGCAAGGTGCAGCTGTCCGGCAACTCGGTCGGCATTCTGCCGGAAGGCGTCAAGCGGATCCGCATGAAGGCGATCAACAAGGCGGCGCTGGCTACGGCCGGCGGCGGCTAATCGGCTCCAAACTTGGCCGCGCCTGGCGGTGCGGCCCGCTCCTCCACTTACGTTGAAAGGGTATCATAATGCCTGCGATCAAATACGATCTCGTCACGGCCGGCCGCTCGGTCACGCTGTCTAACACGCGCATCATCAAGTTCTTCAACTTCGCAACCGATGACGCGCTCGCGCAGGTCACGACGGCCGGTTACTTCGACCCGTGCATCGCCGACCTGTCCGTCAATTCGATCATCCATGCGGTCGTCGATTGCGACGGCACGCCGGCGTATGCGGATCTCCGCGTCGCGACCATCCCCGCGAACGGTACCGGCATCACCGTCGTCAATCTCAGCGCCTGACCGCGCTGATATCAGCCGCGGCCATATCCGGCCGCGGCCATTTTCCAAAGCCGGGGCGGCCGCATGAGCATCGACAAGACGACCATCATCAATTGGGCTCTCACCGATATCGGCGCCGGGCCGATGTTTTCCGTCGACGACGACAGCGATCTTGCCATGCAGATCGCCAACACATGGGGTCGCACCGTCGACCACGTGTTCGGCATGCATGACTGGACGTTTCTTTGCGTCACGGCCAGGCTGCGCCGCCTCGCGGATCCGCTCGATAACGGCTGGAAATACGCCTATGACCTGCCGAGCCCTCGCCTCTCAAACCCGCTTGCCTATCGTTGCGGGCCGCGCCGATCGGATCACGTCATCCGCGATTTCACGCTTGAGCAGGACAAATTCTGCTGCATGGAGCCGCAAGCCTGGGCCGTCTACAAGACCTATAAGGATCCGGACTATTGGGACCCAGCTTTTCGCTCCGCCTTCGTCGTGGCGCTGGCCGGATACCTCGCAATCCCGGTCTGGCAAGATGACAACCTCCAGAACGAAAAGCTGCAACAAGCTTTCGGCACCCCGTCGCAGCAAGGAACCGGCGGCATGATCGGCCGGCTGATGGCGCAGGACAAGGCCTCCCGCCCGGTCGGTGAGGAGAGCCTGCTCTCAGAGGATCCGTTGACGAGTGTACGTCCGACCGGGGCGACACGGCACGTTCCCTGGCATGGGAGTTGGTGATGCCGAAAGCCGCTGGTCCCCTCAAAAGCTCTGCCAACGCCGGCCAGCTCTCGGCCGATCTCGCCGGCAAGGTCGGCATCAAGCAATACTACTCCGGCGCCTTGCGCATGCAGGGCGCCGAACCGATCCCGCAATCCGGCTTCGATCTCCTGCCGGGCTCGGCCCATGTCGGCACGGTGGCGTCGACCAACTGCCGTAAGGGCGTGCTGAAGGTCAATTCGACGCTATCCTATGTCCTGATCTTCACGCCTGGCGCCGTCGATATCTGGCGCAACGATCGCGTCAAGGTCGCGACGATCGCGCTCGCGTCGATCACGGCCGACATGGTGCCCGCCCTGACCTTCTATGGCGAGGCCGATACCTTCGGAATTTTTCATCCGTCTCTCCCCTTCGGAATTCGCCTGCTGCGCAATTCAGCAAATGACGCGATTTGGAGCGTGAGCGACTGGCCGTTCAAGGATGTGCCCGACGTCGACCTCGGGGGCACATACGGGACGACAGACGATTATTGGTCGCTTTATGTGCGCTGGGTCGACGATGCTGCCGCCCTGGTCATGAACATTCAGATTGAAGGCAATCTCACCGCAGCCGTGCGCCTGGTCAGCGCGTCCAGCGGAGCGCCGATCGCGCCGAACGATGCCACGGATCCTGATTGGGTGAACTTCGCCACGCTGCTGCGCGCCGAGATCCGCGCGCTGCCCGGCATGAATGCCGATGTCGATATCCAATTCGATCCGCTCCAAAGCGCCAACAATTATCGCGCCTTCAACATCGTCTTTCACGACAGTCTCGCCGGCCAGGAATATGAGGTGACGGCGAACGTCGTGAACACCTCGGATGCATCCGTCATCGCTGGTCACATCGAAGTTGGCGATACCGAAGGTGAGCCGCTGATCTCGGTAGCGCGCGGCGGCTTCGCCGGCATGGAACTATACCAGGATCGCGCCGTCTATGTCGCGCCGGCCGCCAAGCGGGGTGCCGTCGCCATGTCTCAGCCGGGCGAATATTTCAACCTCAACATCAAGAGCAAAGCGGACAACGGCCCGCGCCTCGAGGCGCTGCGATCGCAGACATCCGAAAGCATCCTGCATGCCCTGGACAATACCTATCTCCTGCTCTTCACCGATCAGGCCGAGTGGTTCGCCAGCAATCGCACCGTCAGCCGCAACGATCCACTGAATTGGGTTCGCGCATCGGAAATCGGCTCGAAGGCGAACTGCAGGCCCATGGTGATGGAAGGCGAAGTTTATTTCTCGTCGCCGGACGGCGGCAAGCTTTACTCAATCTCTTACGACGCTGTTTCAACCACTTACACGCCGGATTCAAAGAACGATCTGAACAAGGATCTGGTCGAGAACATGCGGCGCCTGGCGGTGCAGCGCAAGATCGCGTCCACCACGTCGAACCGCCTCTGGATCGTGCGCGAGGACGGCCGCCTCGTCTGCTGCGTCGTCAACAAGACGCAAGAGATCATGGCGGCCTGTGAGTGGCCCATCGGCGGCGGCCTGGTCAAGGACATCGTCGTCGACGGCCAGGAGCAGGTATGGATCACGGTCGATCGCGCCGGCCAGATCTCCGAGGAAATGCTCGAGGAGCAAAGCGTCAACCTGTTCCGCCAGGCCTACAGCGTCACCACGGACCTCACCGGCCGTGTGACGGGCCTTGCCGCCCTCGAGGGAAAAACCGTGTGGGGCGAGCTGGCCGGCGATGTCTATGGTCCCTTCACCGTCTCCGGCGGCATCGTCGATACAGGCGTTGCTTCCGCATCCGGCAAGATCGGCCTCTGGGCGCCGCCGGTCTATGAAAGCATGCCCTTCGTCCTGGTCAATCCGGATGACAGCGTCGTGCGCCGCCCTGGCGCGGTCAAGTGGCTCAAGCTGTATGTCATGGATGCGACCAGCCTCGCGATCGGCGTCAATGGCCGGCCGCCCAGGGACGTCCCACTGAACCGCACGAGCGACGATCTTACACTGCCGCGACAGCCATATACCGGCCACGTCGAGCTGACTGGCCTCATGGGCGCCTGCATGGATCCGACAGTGGTCATTACGCAGGTGCGGCCGGGCCGGTTGCGGTTGAGGGATTACGTTCCGGGGGTCAAGCTCTGATGGTGCAGGCAGTAATTGGTTTGTTCAGCTCGGCGTTGGGTGGCGGTACGGCGGCTGCAGCCGGCGGTGCGGCTGCCGGCGCCGCCGCCACCGGCGCTGCTGCAGCTACAGGGGCCGCCGCGACCGGCGGCTTCTCGCTCGCCTCCATCCTGCAGGGCACGGCGAGCGTCCTCGGCGTCGCGAATGCGATCTCCGCCGGAAACCAGCAAGCCCAGCAGCTCGAGCTGCAGGCGGAAGATCAGCAGCGGCAAATCCCGCAAACGATGCTGAAGGGCATCGCCGATCGAACCTCGATCAAGGCGCAGCTGGCCGACGCGATCGGCAAGCAGGACGTGGCCTACGCGGCCTCGGGTGCGGATCTCTCCTTTGGAACGCCCGGCCAGGCCCGCAAGGATGCGTTTCGTGAGGCGGACAATGCCATCACGACGCAAGAGGGAACCGAGCAGACGACGATCGCCCGGCTCGACGAACGCGCGAAGAACTATCTGCAGATGGCGCAAAAGGCGAAATCGAGCGGACTGTTTGACGCTGCCCTCATCGGTATCAAGGGTCTTACTTCCTTCTCGAAACGTGGTGCAGCGTAATGGCTAACACACGCATGCAAGAGGTCGGATATCGGCCTTTCGAGGCCAATCCGATCCTGTCCGATGGCCTTCTCTCCGTCCAGCGCGACGACGGCGCGCTCGAGCGGAAGGTCGCGCAGGGCCTCGCCAATCTCGCCGACCAGTTCGGCCAGCAAGCCGATCAGCAGGCCGCCGAGGCCGGCGCCAAGCAGGGCGCGATCGACGCGATGAACGGCGCGCCTGGCGCATCGACTGTCACCGGCGGGCAGATGACCGGCACGACGGCGAGCGTCAACGGCCAGGCAGGGCACATCGCCGGCGCGCAAGGCGGATATCGCGTGTTGGCCGGCGACGGCGCCAGCCAGGCCGCGCAAGTCCTCCGCCATGAAGAGGGTTTTCGCGATACCCCTTATTGGGACGTCAACGCCTATCGCATCGGCTATGGATCCGACACGATCACGCGGGCCGATGGTACGGTTCTGACCGTCCGTCCCGGCATGACGATCGGCAAGGATGACGCCGAGCGCGATCTGCAGCGTCGCATCGCCAGTGGTGAAGGCGCTCGGGCACGCAACCAGATCGGCGCCGATGTCTTCGACAAGCTGCCCGCCGGCGCGCAAGCCGGCCTGATTTCGACTGCCTATAATTACGGCTCGCTTCCAGATGCTGTCGTCACGGCCGCGCAATCCGGCGATCTCGCCGCGACCGCTCAAGCTGTACGCAGCCTGGACACGAATACGGAACGGCGCGGCCGTGAGGCCGATCTCATCGCCGGCACGATCGGCCAGGCGCCGGCCGCCGCGCCGTCATCCGGCTATGTCGATCCGCTGGTCGTCACCAACAGCATTTCGCCGGCGCCGACCGGAACGCCGGCTGGTCTCGTCGAGGCTGGCAACATCGACCTGACGAAGCGGCCACAGGTCAAGAGCGTCGACGGCACGATCAGCACCGTGCGCTCCATGTCGATCGAGGAAGACGGCAAAGAGGTGCTGATCCCGACCGTTTCGCCTGACGGCAAGATCCTGAGCAACGATGACGCCATCAAGCTCTATCACGAGACCGGCCAGCATCTCGGCAAGTTCGACAATGTCGACGATGCCAACAAATACGCCGAGGATCTGCACCAGGCGCAGCAGCGCTTCTATAGCCAGAGCAAAAAAGAGCCGGCCTACACGCAGCTCCCGTCGCCCGCCTCCGTCGCGCCGATCTCGGTCACGCCCGTCCGCGCGCCGGTGCAGGTGACGCCCGGCAAGGCCGGCACGTTTCGGCCGCGCAACGACGGCACGATCTACGGTCGTGCCTATGACGTCGCCGGCACGAGAACCTATCTGCAGATGCTCGACAACGCCATGTTGTCCGACCAGGCGCAGGTCTATGAGGCCTACAAGGATGATCCCGTCCAGCTGAGCCAGGCGCTCGGCGAGTTGAAGGCGCGCCACCTGCAGGGCGACGTCTTTCCGGAGATCGCGGCGGACTATACCGTCTCCTTCGATCGCCAGGCGAACGAGCTGGTGCAGCGATCGCGCGCCGCCTTCGATCTGCGCAAGAAAGAACAGGACAAGGTCGATTTCCTCGATCGCGTCCAGACGCTCGAGGATCAGAAAAGCCAGCGCCTGGCCGGCCTGCAGGCGAATGATCCCACGGCCGCCGCCTCGCTTGCCAATCAGCAGAGCCTCATTGACGAGCACTACAAGACGGCGGTATCGCGTGGGCTGCTCTCGCCAGAAGAGGCGCAGGCTTATATCCGGAAAAGCCGCTCGGATACCGTTACCAGCTTCTATACGAAGCAGGCGGCCAACAAATCGCCCGAGGATATCCTGCAATTGCGAAAGGATATGACGCGGGATTATGCCGCCGGAAATCTCGCCGGCGTCACGCCGGACGATTGGGAGCGCATCGACAAGGGCCTGGTCGCCGCTGCCGCCGCCCGCAAGACGCAAGACGACAAGGCGAATGAGGATCTGAAGACGCGTGGCGACGACATCGCCGATCGCGTCGCGCGGGGCCTGCCCGTCGATCCCGCCAATCTCGCCCGCTTCCAGCTCGACGCGGCGACCGCGCCGAAGGGCAAGGAAATCGTCGGCTCGACGCTGACGCGCATCAGGTTCGCCGAGGCCCTGCGCACGCAAACTCTTGCGGAGGTGCAAAAGCAGCTCCCGACCCTGCTCGCCAACGGCACGCCCGACGATTACGACTACGCGCAAAAGACCATGGAGAGCTACAAGAAGGATCTGCAGACGGATCCGCTCGGGGTCGCGGAGCGCTTCGGTGTGCTGCCGCCCTCACCTGGCCTGCCGCTTGATGGCGATCCGGATCCGGGCGCGGTCGCCGGCGCCTTTTCGGAGCGCGTCAATGCCGCTCGAGCAGCTGCCCAGCATTTCGGAGTGCAGCCGAAATATTTCCGTCCAGGCGAAGCGCAGCAGATCTCCGATGCGGTGAAAGAGGATCCGCAGCGCGGTCTCGCGATCGCGGCCGGCCTGGTCGCCGCCGGCGGCCGGGACGCAAACAAGGTGCTGGCCGAGCTTGGAACTGACGCGCCGGCGATCAGTCAGTCCGGCGAAATCATCCGCCTCGGCGGCGATCCGAAAGCGGCGCTGGATCTGATAACCAGCTACGGCAAGTCACCGGATGGCAAGAATTACGCTGACATGCCGGTGACGCTGCGCATGCCGATCGCGACCGAAGTCGCCGGCGGGGCGCTTGCCTTCACGCCGGACCAGCAAGTCCAGGTGGACGCGGCCGCCAACGCGATTGCCCGCAAGCGGCTCTACGACGCCGGCATAAAGAACACGGATAGCAGCGCCACAAAGCCGATCTACGAGCGCGCCTATAACGAGGCCGCCGGCGCGATCTACGCGAACAATGTGCAATATGGCGGCTTCGGCAGTTACGATCCCGGCGTTTGGTGGCGCAGCCGCAAGGTGCTCGTGCCGAACACGATCCGCGCCGATCGCTTCGAAGATGTCGTGCAATCGCTCAACGACGGCGACGTCGGCCAGGTGAAGGCCCAGAACGGCCGCACCTGGACGGCGGCCGATTTCAAGAAGGCGCTGCCCGTCGCCGTCAATGGCGGCTACGTCTTTGCACTCGGCGATCCTCAAGGTCCCTCGCCGCAATTCATCGCCGACGACAAGGGCAATCCCGTCGTGCTCGATATCGCCGGCATGCAGGACAAGCTCTCGGCGCGAAATCCGGGGGCTTTCCGATGAACCTGATCGACCCGGCGGACCTGCCGAAAAGCGCGGCCGATGGCCCTCAGAGCTGGGGCGAAGCCTGGACGAACCTGGCATCGACGACGTCGTCCGCCCAGCAGATGATCGAAAACACGACGTCCGATCGATCGATGCTCGAGGACATCTACGCGCGTCGCATCAAGACGATCGAGGACTTGACCGGACAGACGCTAGAAAACCCGATCCGCAGCGATATCGGCGTGCCGGGCTTCCTGCAGCCGCCGTTCCGCGCCGCCTATGCCAAGAACGAGGAAGAATTTTCAAAGCGTGTCTCGACGCTGGCGCAGCAGTATCCGGAACTTTCCAATCAATTCCAGTCGCTGAGCGGCGGGGTCGACGATGAAATGAACCGCATGCGCCGTGAAGCCGAGCAGGCAACCGGACAGGCGGCGCTCAATCCGAACCTCGATCCGATCAGCCGCTTTGCTGCCCAGATGGCCGGCGGCCTGGCCGGCGCTGCGCGCGATCCGTTTCAATGGCAAATGGCGATCGCCGGCGGCGGTGGCGCCTCGGCCGGCCAGTCCGTCGCAGGTCGCATCGGCAAGACGATGGTTTCCGAGTTCATGCTGAATGGCGGCCAGGAAGCCGTGCTGCAGGCTGCAAGCCAGCCGCGAAAGAAAGCCGCCGGCCTGGAATATGGCCTCGGCGACGCGCTTACCAATATCGGAGTTGCCGGCACATTTGGCGCGCTGTTCGGCGGCACGCTCGAGGCCGGACATGCGCTCGCCGGCCTTTATCGCATGGGCGACGGCGGCGCCGAGATCGCGACCCGCGTGCTCGAGGGAAAACCACAGCCGGGCGATGTAGAGACGATGGCGAAGGCCATGGGTGTCGAGCTGCAGCCAGAGCAGCTGCAGCAGCTGAACCGCTCCTTCGAGGAGAAGGTTCTTGACGATCACATGATCGGCGCCGACGCGACGCCCGAACAGCAACGCGTTTTCGAGGCGGCGCTGCGCTATGCCGAGGATCCCGACAATCATCCGCCGCCCGAGATCGTCGAGCGCGCGATCGCCGACGAGCAGGCCGGCCCGGCGCGCACGCTGACAGCCGACGATTACGAGCGGATCTATGGCGGAGATCCGAACGCGATCGACGATCTCAGAGGCGTCATGCAGGCGGAAAGCCTCGACGATGCTGCTAGGATCATCGACGACCAGACGCGGCAGCCTTCGCAACAGACAGTCGCGGCGGTCGCGCCGGCGGCCGTCGAGCCTGAAGTCGCCGCGCAAGCCGTGCTCAAAGCCGACGGCGAGAATGTCCTTTTGAAAACGCCGCAGGAAGATGCGCATCTTTCGCTGCGCCGCGACGGCCAAAACCTCAAGGTGGGGATCACTTCGGTTTCCAAGGCATCGCGCGGCCAGGGCAAGGCACGGCAGCTCTATGAGGAGGCCGTGCGCCTGGCCGACGAAAACGGCGGCGTGCTGCGCTCCGATATCTCCGTCTCCAACGATGCGTTGCGCGTCTATAACAGCTTGAGCCGGCGCGGCTATGACGTGCGCCGCAACCCGGACGCCGTGCGGACAGACAAGGGCTGGATAGCGCCAGACCAGCCGGGCCAGAATTGGGTTTTCGAGGTGCGGCCGCGCCCGGACCCGGGCGCGATCGTCGATCCCCTCGAGGGGCAAACCATTCGGCCGCGCACTGCGCTCGAGCCGACCGACGCCGAGGCCATGCGCATCGCCGAGGAGCAGGCCGGCGTCGTTGGCGAGCCCGTCATCGATGCGAACGGCAATCCGCAATCGCTCTTAGATTTCATTCCCATCACCGATCGCGACGGAAACGTCCGTCTGGTCTCCCCGTCTGAAGCGCTCGAGATCGCCGAACAGGGCAATATTCTCGCCGATCTATTGGAGGTTTGCCAAGTATGAGCCTGCGAAACTGCCTGCGCTCCGCCGTCGAACAAGGCGTGATCAACAGCCGCGACGCCGAGGAGCTGTATCGCTACTACGAGGCTCGCCAGCGCCAGAAAAACCCGAACATGACGGACGCCAAGGCGCGTGTCGCCGCGCGTGATGAGGTGGTCGCCTCGCTGCGTGCCGACGCCAAGGAAGCGCGCCGGCGGGCGCTGCTCTCTGAGGCCCGGCGCAAGGAGAATGCCGCCTTTATCGAAAACTACCGCAATCTCAAGGGCAAGCCGGACAAGCTCGACGCGGTGCTCTCGCTGATGATCCACAACGGCTACAAGGGCACGCAATCCATGGCCGGCAAGGCGAACGCCATCGTTGCTATGGCCCAGCGGGATCTTGCCGAGGCCATGCATCATTTCCGTCGCTCCCGCGTTTCCGGCCGCCATATCAACAAAGTCGATCTGCCCGACCTGGTGCGCGCCCTGCATGGCGAGCCGACCGGCAACGGCACGGCAAAGGCCATGGGCAAGGCGGTGCGCAATGTCTTCGAGGATCTGCGCCAGCGCTTCAACGCCGCCGGCGGCAACATTCCCAAGCGCGAGGACCACGGCCTGCCGCATAGCCACGATCGCTCGAGCATTCGCGATCTCGGCTATATCGGCCGCACCAAATTGGGCGGCAAGCGTTTTGACATGGATCTCGCTCGCACGCGTTGGAAGGAATTCATTTCGCCGCTGCTCGATGCCGAGCAGATGACCAATCCGCGCACGGGCGAAGTGATCGGCGCCGACAATCTCGACGCCAGCCTCGATTATGTTTTTGACAGCATCATGTCGGACGGCTGGGCGCATCGCCGGCCGGAAGCGCGCAAGTTCGGAACCGGCAATGTCGCCAGCCGCTACCAGGATAGCCGCTTTCTCATCTTCCGCGACGCGGAAAGCTGGCTCTCCTACAACGAAAAATTCGGCCAGTCGGACCCGATTTCGGCGATCTTCAACCATGTCAACGGCATGGCCCGCGACATCGCATCGATGGAACGTTTCGGGCCAAATCCAGACGCCGCGGTCGAATGGCTGAAGCAGGCCGTCCAGGTCGATATCGGCAAGCGTCAGTCCGGCGCCATGAATATCGAGGGCCTGAAGCTGCCCGGCCTCGATGCCGCCAAATGGGCGGAGTGGCGCATCAACAATCTCTGGCGGGCTCTGCGTGGCCGTGAGACGGTTTTGAGTGCGCCGGCACAATTTGCCGGCGATATCAGAAACGTCGCGACAGCGGCCGCTCTGGGCTCCACAAGCATACTTGCGGCCGTGACCGACCCTTTCGTGTCGCAAGCGGCCCGCCGCCTGGCCGGCCTGCCGATCACCGCGACCATGCACAAGATCGTCGGCGACCTGGTGAAGTTCGCGGCCGATAAGAGCGATGATGCCGCCATGGCTCGCAAGGCGGTGATCTGGGATGACTACTTGCATACGATGAATGAGCAGGCTCGCTTCGTCGACCAGATGTTCGGCCATGAATGGAGCCGCTACCTGGTCGACCGGGCGCTGACCTTCAATGCCCTGAAGCCATTGACCGAAGCCCGCAAGCGCATTGAGGCGGCGGCCTGGCATGACACGCTCGGCGGCCTCGCCCGCAAGGATACCGACTGGATCGACATGCCGCCGTTGCTGCAGAAGACGATGGAGGGCTTCGGCTTCACGCCCGACGACTGGCACAAGATGCGTGCGGGGATCGACGAAATGGGTTTCCTAGATCCCGGTGGCGTTTTCGACAAGACGGGCGATCGTAACCTCGCCGAAAAATATGCCGAGATGATTGCACAGTGGGGCGAGCGATCGGTCCCGGCTGGAGATCCGCGCGTGAAAAGCGTGGTGACCGGTCTCGCGCCGCGCGGCACGATCGCCGGCGAGCTGCTGGACTTTGCAACGCAGTTCATGAGCTTCGGTTTCAGCTTCACCGCTCGCCAGCTCGAGGCGCATTACGTCTATTCGATGATGGCAAAATCCAGCTCCGGCCGTGTTGCTCGAGGTGCCTATTACTTCGGCGCCATGGCCGTGCCGCTGACGATCGGCGCCGCCTTCTACGTCCAGGTGCTGAACGTGCTCAACGGCAAGGATCCGGAAGATATGCGTTCGTTTCCCTTCTGGCTTAAAGCCTTCGTCAAGGGCGGCGGCGGCGGCCTCTTTGCCGATTTCATCGACAAGGCGGAGAACCGCTACGGCCAGAATTTCGCGCAGACGCTCGGCGGCATCGGCGGCGCCTTCATCGGCGACAGCATGGATCTGACGCTGCGCACCATCCAGGAGATCATGGGCGCCGCCAACGTCAACCTGTTCGGCGGCAAGCCGGCCGAAGGCAAGGATCGCCCGCAGGCGGGCCGCGCCGCGGTGAAATATGTCGGCCGCTACATGCCAATCCTCTCATCGCATCCCCTCACCCGTGCCTGGTACCGGCGAATGTTCGTCGACAATCTGCAATGGGCCGTGGATCCGGACGCTGACAAGAGCTTCAAGGCGCAGGCCGGCAAGAGCACCTGGTGGTGGAAACCCGGCGAATTGACGCCGGCCAGGCTGCCGAACCTCTCGACGGCGCTCGGCACGCCGTAGCGCCGCACTGAACCATCGCGAGCTGCTGCGATCCTGCTGCAATTCCAGCAGTGGGGACGCGCCATGACCGAACCTTTCCCTATTCCGAGGCAGCTCCGGCAGACTGACGTCTTTGTCGGCAACGGCGGCGCGACCTATTCCGGTTTCAATTTCAAGATCTTCGACATTGATGACGTCGAGGTCTGGACGAAGACGGCATACGAGACGGCCTTCAGCAAGCAAGCCGTCGCCGTCATCAAACTCAACAATCAGCCTCTTGACGACTTCTCCGTGACGTTCTCGGTCGGCCAGCCTGCCACGACGGCGATCGTCGTCCGCTCTGCTCGCCTGGCGGAGCGAACCGCCGGTGTCGACAATGGCACCAAGATCGGCATGTACGCGCTTGAAAAGGAGCTTTCCAAGCAAGCGACGGTGCAACAGGAAGTGCGGCGCGACCTCGGCCGCACGGTCATGTCGGACTTCGGCGAAGACGGTATGACGATCGACGGCGGTATTGCCGATGGCCGCACGCTCATGAAACAAGGTGATCGGCTTGTCGAGGGTCCTGATATCGTAGCTGAGGCAGATCGCGCCGAGGCGGCGCGCGATCTCGCCGAAGGCTATGCATCCGACGCGATCAGCCAGGGCAATGTACCTGTCTATTCAACGATCGATGGCATGCCGGCGATCAATGTCCCCGCCGGCATCATCGCGGTTCAGGTGAATGGCAAGTCATCGGCCGGCGACGGACTTGGCGGGCGGTTTGTCAAGATCGATAGCGACCCCGGCGCGACGATCGACGCCGTCGGAAAATTCCGCTCGGGCGATGGTCGCTGGTGGCTGCGAAAACCTTTCGAAAACCTCGTCTACGAAAAGGAAATCGAGCTTAGCAACATTCCTGGCCTCGACACAGTTGGCGCGACAGATAGCTCCGTCACTGTGCTTGCTCTTCAGGCGGAGCACGCCGCAAGCGGCTTCGTTATGAAGCTGCCGCAGTCATCCAAGATCCGTCTTGATCAGAACCTTGCCTTAAACTTCGGCCAGAAGATCCGTGGCTCGCTCAACCCGAATGATGCAACCGGTGCCAGCTTCAACTATGCCAATATCGGTTCAACTTTTATTCTGGGTGGCGGAGCAACGATCCGGCTCGACAACGGCGCCGTCATCGAGAACTCTTTGGTTTATCGTCGCGGCCTTGTATTCAACGCTGATCAGGGCGACTTCTCGAGCTGGGCAGGCGCCGGCATAACGCTCGGCTACGGCAACGATCAAGTCGTTCGCAATGTCATGTCGCTTGGCTTCCTCTATGGCGTCCGCTCTTTGAATGATCGCGGTCTCAATGGACCTGGGCGCATCGTTCTTGATCGCGTCTATGTGGACGCCGTAAATGCCTTCTACCTTAGCGGTTCTTACGATACCGCTTTTATTGATAAAATCCGAGCATTCTGCTTCGTCACCCAGGCCTATGCGGGCAACCCGGCGCCGGGCGAAAGCTATGATCCGCGGAAGGACCGCCGGCCAGGTACTGGTTTGAAACTGGTCGATCGTGCCGACGGCACCAAAATCATGTCGGCAGAGATCTTTGGCTATAAGACGGGGATCGACGCCAATACCGCAAGCTGGATGATTGGTGATATCACTGTCGATTATCCGACAACCACAACCTATAATACTGGCGGCGGATCCGGGGTGATCGGTGCACTCTTGCACGCTGACACAGACCCTACGGTCCCGCGCGCCGTTGACTATGATCCCAGCCAGATCGGCAATCTGCAAATTTGGTCTGTGGAAACCGGGCTGAAAATAGTTGGCAATGCTGGTAGAGTTTCGCAGATCGCTACCCTTGCGATCCGCAATACCTACGGCGATGCAATTCAGATTGATGGCGGCGGCTTGATTGCCCCGAACACGACCATCGAAAACTGCACCGGAACTCCGGTGCGGTTCCTATCTGCGCCAAACACCAAATCCATCATTAGGGGCAAGGCAACTCATTTTGGTGCGGCTAGAAACAGCAGTGGCGTGCCCGCAGTTAAATTGCCAGCGCTCAGCAGCGCCAACCTGGTTGACGTCAAGCTTAACACTGATCAGAGCGCCGGTTCGGGATATTTCGATAATCATCCAGCTCTGTTGGGCGTCGCTAGCGGAAACCCTCTAAATCTTCCAGCCTACAATGGCGGTGAGGTTGAGACGTTCTTTGTGACGGGCAGCAACAATCTTGCGGGCATTTACGGGCCGCGTCCCGGGCGGGTTAGGTTGTTCTTCGAGAACGCGATCACCATTTTTGCCGCCAGCGAGGACGGCGGTATCCGACTGCCGGGTGGTGCGGCATCGCTCAACGTGACGACAAACACTTGCCTGACCTTGGAGTACAACGGTACGGCGAAGCGCTGGTGTGTCGTCTCGGTGACGTAGGTCTTATTTATATAGTGCTCGTTGAAAATTCTGATCGTACTTAATCCCCGAAGGGTTGCATTGCCCTACCTGTATTATGTACAGGTAAGCTAAATACTACTCTTGGGGGAGTGTAGATGATCGTAGTCGCGGAAAACGATGACTGTCGCATCCTGTTTCAGGATGCCGATAGCAACGGCTGCATCCTCAGTTTTTCCTATATGGATTTCCATCTCGAGGTCGCGCCGTTTTTCGGATATCAGACATTTAGCAAGCTGGGTGTCGCCGCCCTCGGCATCACGGCAAAAAGCAACAACTGGTTTCCGTCCTCCGTTCGCGCTCTTGCTGAGCTGTCGCGCCGTTTCACGGACCGTTTTCCGATCAGAATGGCATACGGCTTTTCGATGGGCGGCTATGGGGCCCTGAAGCATAGTCGTGCCTTTGGCGCCACTCATGTTCTCGCGCTTTCACCGCAATATTCGATCGATCCGGAGGACGGCGACGGCCGCTACGCCAACGCGTTCAAGCGCGAGGAAGGTTATCGTTCGGCCATTTTGCGCGAAGATGTTTCCGGGCAGATCACGTTGGTCGTCGATCTCAACTTTGATCCTGATCTGGATGCGGTACGCCGCATTGTTGCGATTGCTCCTGGAACCACGATCTGGCCGGCGGATATGGGTGCCAGTCACTTCACGATCTCCTTCGCCAAGGGAAGTCTGCGGTTCGCCGAATTGTACCGGCGTTTGACCGGCGATCGTTTGACCGGCGCCGCCAATGAAACATTGGGCTTCGGCATTTCCTAGCGGACACTTGCCTGCGCATTTGACCCTATCCTTGCGGTCCTAAACTCGGCTCCAATCACCGCTGGAGCCGTTCATGTTCAACGCAACTATCCTCGCCGCAATCCGATCGGTCGCCATAGATCACAATATCGAGCCTGCCGCCCTCTCCGCCGTCGTCGATACGGAGAGCGACGGCATTGCCTCCACCAACGTAAACGGCGTCGAGCTGCCGTTGATCCGGATCGAAGGCCACTACTTCGATCGCCTGGTGCCGGCCGATAAACAGGCGGCAGCCCGCGCCGCCGGCCTCGCCTCGCCAATTGCGGGCAAGGTCAAGAACCCTGCCAGCCAGGCCGACCGCTACAAGATGTTTTCGCGCATGTGCGATATCGACAAAGCGGCCGCCATCATGTCGTGCAGCTGGGGCGTCGGCCAGGTCATGGGCGCGCATTGGAAGTCGCTGAACTTCTCCTCGGCCGAGGAATTCTTGGCCTTCGTCAAAGCGGGCGTCGGCAACCAGGTTGAAATCATGGTGCGCTTTATCGAGCGCAACGGCCTGGTCGACGACATCAAGCGGCAGGATTGGGCCGGCTTCGCGCGTGGCTACAATGGGCCGAACTATAAGGCCAATGACTACGACAACAAACTTGCCCGCGCCTTTGCGGCCTATGGTGGCCGCCCGTCGATCTCGCCGGCATCCGGCATGCTGCGCCTAGGCTCGTCCGGTGCCGGCGTCCGCGAGCTGCAGGCGCTGCTCGTGCGCGCCGGCGCGTCGATCCAGGTCGATGGCGATTATGGTCCCGCTACCCGCGATGCTGTCCGGAACTTCCAGATGGCAAAGGGTCTTACGGTCGACGGCGTTGCCGGCCCGGAAGTTCAGGCCGCCTTGAAGGCCTACCAGGTGACGCCGAGCGAGAAGCCTGGCGCCCTGCCCGTCTCGCAAGTGCCGGCCGTTCAGAAGGCTGCCAAGGCCATGGCGCCGGTCGCCCTGGTGACGACGATGCGCGGCCAGATATCCGACGCGGCGGCGAACCTCACCGGAACCGGCGTTCACGCCGCCGACATTGCCTCACAGGCGCTTCTTGGCGTCGCGGCGATCATCGGCGTCGGATTAACGTGCTACGCGCTCTACGGCTGGTTTAAGTCGACGAAGACTGTGGAGCAAGGTTGATGCCGGCGCTCCTCGTCCTCTTCCTGAAAAAGAACTGGTTGCCGATCGTCATCGGCCTGGCCGTCGTGGCGATCGCCGGCGGCCTCTATCTCAGGGGCCGATCGGACGGCCGCGCGATCGCCGAGGCGGACGCAAGGCAGGCCACCTTCAATCAGCTCAAGGAAAGGAGCGCGACGGATGCCAAGGTTAAGGACATGTCTGACGCTGATCTGTGTCGCGCTATTGGCGGCGAGCTGCGCGATGGCCGGTGCGAGTGATGGCGCCGGCTATGCGGCCTTGCATCCCAGCTCGGCGACCCGCGCTTTCATCTTTGCCAACGATCGGCCGTTTGTGAAGGAAGTTGCCGCGCACAATATCCAGTGCGGCAAGGATCCTATGTGCAGGAAGTGAAGGCGCGCCGTGACGGAAGAGAACGGAGACGATGCCATGCAGATCAGGGAACGTGCAAGGAAGATGGGGGTCAATCTCAACACCTACGTCGGGATCGCCGTCGGCGTACTATCGATAGCCTCGAGCGTCGGCATGTGCATTTGGGTGACGGCAAACAAGAGCCGCGATGTCGAGGATCTGCAGAACTGGCGAAAGGACTACATTGTCCAGAGCGAGGCAAACGCCGCGCGCTTCGACCAGCGGCTGAAGACGGTCGAGGATAAGCAGGCCGTCGGCGAAGGCGACGTAAAGGCGCTGACCTACCGCATGGGCACCAACGAGCAGAATGTCGGAACGGTGCTCGCCTCGATCAAGGATCTCAGCTCAAACGTCAATGAGCTGACGGGCGACGTAAAGGTCGTTCGCGAGATCCTGCAGCGGCAGGACCGGCAAAGCTCGACCGGCCGCTGATCTGCGCCTTAGAATAGATCGGGCTCCGGATCCGGATCGATCTCGTTCAGAACATCCGCAGCCTGATAGCTCGCCTTGCCCATGTCTCTTGTCACGGGCCACATTTTCATCTCGTCGCTAGGATATTGCGCCAACAGGTCGGCCGGATCCGGTTCGTCAGATAGCCAGCGATCGTAGTCCTCCGGCTTCAGGATCACCGGCATTCGGTCATGAATGCGAGACATCATCTCGTTGGCCTCTGTCGTCACGATCGCAAACGTCCTGATGGTGAGATCGGTTTCCGGATCCCGCCAGGTCTCCCATATGCCGGCCATGGCAAATGGCTTGTCGCTCTTCAGGCTGATCGCATAGGGCTGCTTCTTCTTGCCCTTCGGATCCAAAGCCTGCCATTCGAAATAGCCGTCGACGGGCACAAGGCAGCGCCGCGACCGGTAGGCCGATCGGAACATCGGTTTAGTTTTGATGGTGTCAGCCCTGGCATTTATCTGTGGATTGAGTGGCGGCTTCATCCAGGACGGAACCAGGCCCCATTTGGCGCTGATGAAAACCGGCCCGACCTTTCCGGATCTGTCCTCGTCCTTGATGATAATCGGGTAGTCAAGGCTGGGTGCGCCATTGAGCCGGGGAAACTGATTGCCCATCCGCAAGATCTCGTCCTGCCTGGCAAAGCCGAAATTTCGTAGCAACGTCTCGAAATCGGATCGGATAAAAACGCGTCCGCACATGAAAAGTCCTCCGTCTTCTGTTGTTATCATGCCAGCCGGCGCATCCTCGAGTCAATTGATGTTCTTATTTTGTTCTGTTATCGATCCTCCATGGTCGAGACATTGGGACAAGCATGGAATTTAGACTGGCGCCTGGTCGCCCGATGCATGCACGGTCGCGTCGATCAGGGCCGAGGATCGACCAAATGCGATTGGAGCTATGAGCTGGACATGATGACACTCGTCTCGACGCGCGGCCGCGATTTCCCGCTTGCCGATATAGGGAAACGTCTTCGCTGCCCTCGGTGCGGCTGCCGCGAGATCCGCGTCATCTACGTCCTGCCTGGCGAGCGCGTGCCGCAATTCGGGAAGGCGGCGATCGGCAAATGGTGATTTGCCCACGCCATAGTGCGCGCAAAAGCGTGCGACTTCTGTGCGATATTTCGTGCGATCTTGTCGCACATTTCTACGGTCGCATAATTAGTCGCATGCTTTAACAAATCAGTCTGAATGATTGATTTCCATATGGAAAATGGCGACCCCTGCAGGATTCGAACCTGCGACCACATGCTTAGAAGGCAAGTGCTCTATCCAGCTGAGCTAAGGGGCCGTAAGGCCTGGCCGCACCTTAAGTGCGGCGGGCAACACATGCCTGAAACCGCCGCCAAACTCAATGGGCGGCGTTCAATAAGTGCCTGGCTTCAGTGAGTCCAGGGCTGGATGCGGTTGAAGCGGAAGTTGTCGGAATAAGACAACGTCTGCCGGATAGGATCCTTCGGCGGGACGACGCGGTAATCGATGCCGTTGCGCTTGGCGTAGTCTTCCGCCTGCTCCTGCGTCTCGAAGGTCAGCTTGAGCTGCTGGCGCATATCGCCTGAGGAGGTATAGCCCATGATCGGATCAATCTTGCGCGGCGTTTCCTGATCGAACTCCAGAACCCAGATATTGGTTTTGGCCTTGCCGGATTGCATAGCGGTTTTTGCAGGACGATAAATCTTGGCAGGCAT